GGGTGGCGCCGGCGACCACGATGTTGAGCCCGGCCACCACCGCCGCCTCGAGGAAGCGGGCGCACGGTGCGGTCATGGTCCCCAGCCGGACCAGCTCGGCAAGGGAATGCGCCCGCAGCACGAAGCGTCTTTAGGGCGAGTATGTGCACATAGCCCTTGAGGGGCTCTGACCTGGGGAAACGCTAGGAGCCGGGGTCGCGCTCCTGGGCCTCGCGCTCCAGCCAAGCGTCGACGTCGCGGCGGCGGTAGCGGGGCCGGCCGCCGGCCCACAGCACGGGCGGGCCGACGCCTTCGCGCCGCCATCGGCGGACTGTGCCCACCGCCACCTTGAGCAGCTCGGCGACCTCCGCCTCGGTCAGATACTCATCCACGCCTTTGATTCTAGGTGACCGCTGGCGGTGCCGGTTCGGACACTTTCGAGCATTGGCCGACACTATTGACACGCGAAGCTGCCAGTTGTTCACTTACGTTCTCTGAAGCGCGGCCGATTCGGCGATTGCGCCAGAGTAAGGGGGTGTTGCCCTTTAGCTTGACTTGTCCCTAAAGCTCGGGGCCGTTCCGGCCGCCCTGGCGTCGAAGCCGCGACCGGTTCGGCCCCGCCAAGCGACGAGAGGGGGTGACATGGATCGCACCGTCCCCCCGCTGCCCGAGGTCGTGGTGACCGATGAGTTGGAACTGTTCGCCGCCTTCGGGATCGGAGACATGACCGGCCTCGAAGGCGCGACAGATCGCATCGTGAAGCTCTCGCCGACGTCCGACCTGGAGTGCCCGCTCCACGAGCTGGAGCTACGTCCCGATGCCTGCCGAAACTGCCGCTTCCTGGCAGGCGAAGCTCGCCGCTAGCCGGGACCGCTTGACGGGTGCAAGGGGAAGACCGTCAAGCGAAAGAGCCGGGAGCGGCTCGGGGCCGACGAGGCCACCGGGCTCGGGCCGCTCCCCCCGGAGACTGGAGGACCTATGGGAACGCTCGAAGTCGCGTTCGCGGTGGTGGTGTCGCTGCTGGCCGCCGCCTGCGTGATCCTCGCCCTGGTGTTCGCGATCTGCTGGCTGTGGGCTGCGCTGCGGCGGACGCTCCGGGCCAACCGGCAGCCAACGCCCGAAGAGCGCTTCTGGCGCGAGCACGCGGCCTTGAGCAGCCCGCGGCGCGAAGCGTCCAGCCGACCATGACCGGGCCGCCGCTTCCCCCGCTGGATCGTGGGCCGGCCGGGCCGCCGCTCCCGCGCGACGAGCGGCGGGCGATGCTGCTGGGCGCGCTGGCCGGGGTCGAGCTGGGCGCCTGGGATCGGCACGTCATCAACTGGCTGGCCGACCATGGCAGCGCCACGACCCGCACCATCGCCAGCCTCCTCCAACGGGCACGGGCGGCCGAGCGGCAGCAGGCGGAGCAGACCGCTGTCGAGCTGCTCACGTCGGCCTCTGACGCGCTGGAGCGGTTGCACCAGGAGCGCGCCGGGCAGGCCGGCCGGTAGCTCGTGGCGGACGAGGACCTCCCGGCCCGCAGGCGGGCGCTGCGGGACGAGGTGACCCGGCTTGCATGGAACCTCGGCCGGGCCGTCCGCGAGGCCCGCGAGCTGAACCTGCCGGTGGAGCCGGGCGTCCGCGAGGGCCGCGAGGCCGTGGTCCGCTGGGCCGGGCTTCTGGAGGAGCTGGTCCACCGCCTTAACTTAGTACCGCTCGCGGAGGAGCTTCCCGAGCCGCTCGATGGCCTTCCGGTACGTCTCGCCGATTTGCTCCACCTGCTCCTCCACCGTCTTCTTGGCGGGATTCCCTACGCCGGTAGCGGAGTCGAGGAACGTTCTGACTTCCAGTCGGGCCTCGTCGTCTTGGACGCGGGAGACGAGGAGGTGGATCTTGTCACTGGCTTCCCCAAGGCGGCGCAGAAACTGCCTTAGCTCCGGGTTCATAAACCACTTGACCGCCTCATCTGAAGTTTGCAGCGGGGCCGTCACGGCGGCAAGCCTGGCCTCACGTGCCAGATTGGCCAGATCCAGAAGCGTGTCCTGGAGGTTCAGAAGGGTGGTCCGCTGTAGCTCCGCCTGGCGGGCCTGGAGCTCCCGGTTGCTGGCCCGGCGGTCCCGAAAGGCCTCGGCTACGAGCGCCCCGGCCAAGCCAAGGATGAACGTCACGAGCGGTAGCAAGGTCTCGGTCGTCATGGCCCCTCGGGTGCGCTGTAGTCGGAGGGACCCTACCGCTTCACGCGGCATCGGGGTCGACCAGCCTGACGCGCGGCCGGCGGCCGGCGGCGGGCCGGTCGGGGGTGGACTGGTCGCGCTGCACGACGACGATCCCGATGCGGGAGCGGTCGTTGGGGGTGAAGCCCAGCATCGACAGCCAGGTGCCGATCTGCTGCTCGACCGCGCGGAGCAGCCGGGCGGCCGGGTTGAGCACGAGCGTCCCGCGGGTCCCGGCGATCACGTAGCCGTGCTCGGCGATGACGGCCTGGAGCGCGACGCGCCGGTCCAGCGCCTCCACCAGCATCCCGACCAACAGCATGTCCATGTCCGGCGACAGCCACGTCCCGGCCCGCCAGATCGCCTCCCAGGCGCTCCTGCCGGCCTCTCCGAGCCCGTCGGGCGCGGGGGGTATGTCGACCCGCGGGCCGTCCTGCTGGACGGTCACGGGGCGCCGGCGGGTGTGGCCCAGCCGCCGCTCGGGCGACTTGATGTTGGCTCCGCCGCGTGGCATCTGGGCTCCGTTCGGGTGTGCACAAAAACGCGACCGCTCAGCAGGGGGCGAGAGAGGTGAGCCAAGGTCGTGGGGGCCGCTCGCTCTCAAAAAAACGCCGCGACTTCAGGCGGCGCGACGCAGCAGCCGGGCCAGGCGCAGCCGTGGCGTTGCCGGCCCATGGGCGGCTCGCACGCTGGCGATGCGGGCGGTTGGGTAGGCGGGCGAGCGGACGACGGCGATGTGGTCGAGCAGGGCGGCGCGACGCTCGACCCGGCTGCGGTCGCGGCTCCAGCGGTCGCCGTCGGGCAGCGGGATGAAGCCGATGGACAGCCCGCGCACGGCGCCGTCGCGGACGAGCGTGAGGACCTCGTTGCCGAGCGCGGTGTCGCTCACGTACCACGCGCCGTGCAAGCCGTCCGGCTCGTCGCGCAGCTCGCGGGTGATGCCGATCGGCAGCTCGCCGCCGTCGCGCGGGTGAGTGGCGGTGAGCGGCACCTCGGCCGGGTCGGTGCCCTCGAACGCGCCCCGCACGAAGCTCTCGGTGTAGCTGCCGAGGTCGATCTCCAAGCCGTAGGGGATCGCCAGGCCGCTCAGGGTGCGGCCGTCGCCGTCCTCGCGCAGCTCGAGCGCGGCGGTGAAGGTGCGGTACAGCAGGGTGGTCATGCGGCGGCCTCTTCGGGCTCGGTGGTGGGGAGCGGCGGGCGGTCCTCCAGCTCGCGGATCTCGTCCAGGGTGAGCCAGCCGCCCTCCAGCCCCAGCTTGTAGCTCTCGTACCTGGTCCGCAGGTCGGTCCGAAGGAGCGCCCCGGTGTTGAACTTCGCGTAGGTGTTGCGGGGCAGCAGGTCGGTCAGCCCCGTCTCCAGGCGGACCAGCCACGGCGCCATCGAGTATTTGAGGAAGCTGAGGTCGCGGCCCTCGATGTTCGCGTAGGTCATCGAGTCGCCGGAGGCGGCGGCGACCAGCTCGGGCGGCACGCCGAAGACGCGGCAGATCTCCAGCACCGAGAACTTGCGGCTGTCGAGGAGCTGGCTGTCCTGCGGGCTGAGGGTGATCGGCACGAACTTCGCGCCGGAGTCCAGCACCGCGACCTCGTGTGCGTGCCCGAGGCCGGCGACCTTCGCGTGCCAGCGGGCCTTGAGCTCCGTCGCCTTCGGCTCGTCCAGCTCCGCGTCGGTCTGGAGCACCCCGCCCATCAGGCTGCCGGAGCCGAACAGCCGTGCGCCGTACTGCTCGGCGGCCGCGGCCAGGCCGATGCCCTGGCGCATGTACTGGATAGGCGACAGGCCCTCGGGCGACCCGGGGAGGCTAAACCCCTTGACGTGCCAGAGTTCCTCGCGGTCGATCTCGCTGCCGTCCAGCCGCCAGGTGACGGTGCGCTGGTCGGGGTCGAGCTGCCATCCCACCCGGTCGGGATGGACCAGCTCGACCTGGCTGGGCAGCATGGTCGCGCCCGAGCGGGCGGTGATGACGCCGTAGGAGTTGCCAGTGGTGAGCAGGCTCACCATCGCCGCGTGGAGGAAGTCGGGCAGCGGGGTGCGGGCGGCCGGCTGCCGCAGCAACGGCGGGGTTGGCAGCGGCTCGCGCTCGCCGGCTCGGTAGACGTCAACCGGCAACGTCGAGACCGAGCCGGCGAGCAACTGGACGCAGCTCCAGACCGCGGCCAGCCGCAACGCCGAGTCCGGGGTGACGGGCACCCCGGACCAGGTCGCCGCCACCGGGACGTCGCCGACGTTCCAGAGCGCACGGTCCTTGGTGCGCCTACGGAAAGGCCACATGCTGGCCGCCGCTCAGGTGGTGTTGACGAACGTCTTGACGGCGCCCGTGTCGACCAGCGCGCCGTCCAGCCGCACGATGCAGCGGAAGGCCACCAGGTCGTTCTGGAAGCGGAACTCGTCGCTGCGCTCGAACCGCACGCCGTTGACGATCCTGATGAAGTACTTGCTCATGTCCCCGAAGGCGATCGACTCGGCGGCGTTGGCCATCGCCGGGACGAACGGGTCGATGAAGCTCGGGTAGCCGAGGATCTGGCCCCGGGTGGTGAGCCCGGAGACCGGCTGCCCGGTGGTGTCCCGGAGCTTTCTGACGATGATGTCGCTGGCGTTGCGCATCAGGAACGCGGCCGTGGGCGAGGCGGCGTAGGGCTCGGCCACGCTGCCGATCAAATTCCACAAGGCGTCGGTACCTTGGTTGAGGGTGCCCTGGGTGCCGAGCGAGGTGCCGGTGCCGGTCGGGCCGGTCACGCCGGTCGCCGCGTCCAGCAGCAACCCTCGCGGTTCGGTGGTGCCGACGCCGTTGATGATGTCGTCGCCGTAGCCGGTGGTGCCGAGGCCGAGCGACAGCGCGGCCTGCCGGGCGAGGAAGTCCAGCAGGTTGGTCGGGGTGTCGTTGGCCAGCTCCTGGCTGACCTCGAAGTAGTTGCTGTACTTGAAGCTCTTGAGGGTGACCGTCGCCAGGGTCGGGTCGCTCTCGGTGATCGAGCCGGCCTCGGCGATGATCGCGCTGGAGACGAACCCGGTGCTCTTGGGGATCACCAGGTCCTCGCCGGTGGCGGTGGTGACTACCGTGGCGCCGGCGGCCATCAGCGACGACGTCTCGACCAGGTGCTGGACGATCCGCGTGTACGTGTCGACGCTGAGCGCCTGGGTGGCCGTGCCCTTCGTCAGGTCACGGGTGTGCACCTTGACCCGCCCGACCCGGCTCTGGACCTCCGGCAGCCCGTCCGGCCACTCGTCGGTCAGCTCGGAGTAGACCTCGACCGGCGCCGGGTTCTTGGCGAAGATCGCCGAGCGGAACTGGCGGGCCAGCTCGGCGTCGGCGCGGGACAGCACCGGCCCGCCGCGGCCGGCGACGGTGGCGGCGCGCAGCTCGGCGACCTGCTGGTCGCGGACCTCCTCGATGCGGTCGTCGACCTCGCGCAGCTCGGTGGTGCGGGTGGTGTGCTCGGCCAGCTCCTCGGCCGAGAGGTCGCGCTGCTCTTCGGCGGCGCGGGACAGGATCGCGTCGACCGCGGTGCGCAGCTCGACGCGCTTGTCCTTCAGTTGCTCGATCAGGCTCTTGGCCACGAGGTGTTGCTCCTTCAGGGGATGCCAAAGGCCCGCACGGTGGCGGGCCTCAGTGGTGGTGCTGGCGGGGGTTAGGGCTTGCGGCGGCGGGGCAGGTGTGCGAACTCGGGCGGGATCAGGTGGCCGGCGCGGATGTGGGTGAGCTTGCTCGGCCCGAGGTTCGGCCGCTCGATCACGAGGTCGACCAGCGCGTAGAGCTGGCCGTCCTCCTCGCGCACCAGCCGCTCGGGCTTGGCGGTGCGGGCGGCCATCAGCCGATCCCGACCAGCGCGCGCAGGTCGGCGCGGCTGATCTCGACCACGGCCTGGCCGTAGACGGTGACCTCGACCTGGTGGGCGTCGCCGGCCAGGTGGACGTCGCCGGTCTCCGCGGCCCGGTCGAGCACGGCGGCGGCTTCCTGCTCGCCGATGCCTTCGCTGTCGGCGAGGTTGGCGACCGCCGACCGCAGCAGCACCGCGCGCTCGGCGTCGGTCAGGTTGGACGCCGCGCCGTATACGGCGGTGACGAGAGTGCTCATGATCCCCTCCTTGGGGATGCTGGGGATGTGCGCTCCCCCCGTCGGGTGCCGCGCCGACGGGGGGCGCACGTTTGCCGGGCGGGCAAGGTAGGGGTACGACGCCCTCCTGGGCCCCGGGTCCGGCGCATGGCCCAGGTCTTGTGTCAGGCCGCTTCGGCGTCGAGGTCGTCGGGCTGGCTTGCCCACGGCGGCGGCCAGCCGCGCGCCGTCATCAGCGCGATCACCTTGTCGATGGTCGCCTGATCCTCGACGAACTCGGGGTGTCCTTGCTGGCGCCTTGATTCGCGGACCCACGTGGCAAGCTGGGCGTGTGTCATGCCAGTGATGGGGTTCCGCGCGTCACCTTCATTCACGTCAGTTCTCCTGGTATGTAGGCCGGGGTAGGTGACCGCCTACCCTGACCTACATGGGAGAAGACTTACGCAGCCGTTCGCTCCGCACGCAACCGATGCGCACGAGCATTCGGCCAGTTGTGCGCGGAACAGAACTTCTCGGGTCCGCGAGGCGTGAAGCAGACCTCGCAGCCAGGCTCCGCGCACTGTTTGGCCGGCCGTGTCGGCTGGCCGCAGCGACGCCAGCACTGGTAGTGCTTGCCACAGAAGCCGTGCGCCTGATGCGGCTCCTCACAGCCCTCGAAGGAACATTGCCTCGGGGGAGGAGGCGTCGGGGCGAGATCGAACCAGTCGACGTCGAGCTTGGCCTGATCGACGATCGGCTTCCAGGTCGGCACGATCTTGGTTGGATCGAAGATGCGCCGGCCGGTGACATCGGAGGGGAGGATGGTGATGCGCTCGAATAGCAGGTCGATGAGCGAGTGACGAAACCCAAGCCCTTCGTTCTCCCAGGCTTGGCGGAGCTGCGGGCCGCGCTCCTTCACGATCGCGAGCGTGCGCCGCGGCTGCCGCAGACGGGCAAGGGTCGCCCGCAGCTCCTCCTCCCTCGGTCCAAGCTCGTCTTCCGCCCACGCATAGTCCTCATCGCTCATCGTCTGGTCGATCGCCCAGCGCCGCTTGTTGACCGCACGCTTCCGCTTGATCTCCGTGATCTCTTCGTCGAGGTCGCGCTCGACTCGATCATCGGCGTCGGTGTTCTCAAGCCCTACACGCAGAGCCTCATGGTCGAGCACGTAGAAGATGGCCTGACGGATCAGCTCGTCAACTGGCGCGGCAGTGCGGCCGACCTGCATGCAGCCCTTCATGCAGACGTACCTGAGCTTTCCCTGGTTGGGGACGCACACCAACTTGGCGCCACACTCTGGCCGGCCGCAGTAGACCCAGCCCGTCAATAGATGCACGCGGCCCTTGCCGTGGTTGGCGCCAAGACCGCTCCGCTTCGGGTGGCTCAGGATGTCCCGGAGCCCTTCCTGTCGCTCGGGGGTGACGATCTGCGGCCAGCCGACGATGCCGGGCTGCGGTTCGTAGTCGACGCCGTGATAGCGACGCACGCCGGTCAGCCGTGGCGCGAGCAGCATGTCCTTCAATTCTTCGGGCTGCCAGCGGTTCCCGGCCGGTGTCTTGATCTTGCGCTCATGCCAATCCTTGCAGAGCATGTAGCGCGTCCAGCCAGCCTCCAGCCGGTCGTACGCCTCGTGAATCCAGGCGACCTCCTCCAGGTCAAGCTCCAGCTTGTACCCGCGCGGCCGGCCCTTGTCGTCGTAGTAGGTTGGCGTCCAGGCGATCCCGAAGGGGCGGTAGCGACTGCCACCCCATGCGCCCTTCATAGCGCGGGCGCGCTTCTTGCGCTTCGTGCGGTCAGAGAGCTTGCGAACCTCCAACATGGCGTTGTTGACGGCGCCGATTGCGGCATGGACGCCTTGGCCGGTCGACAAGTCGTAGAAGTTGCCGTCGGTGCACTGGATGCGCTTGAGCATCGTGCGGGGCGGATCGCCCTCGGCCAGCTTGATCAGGTCCAGCAGCTCTTGCATGTCGCGGTAGAGCCGCTCCATCTCGGTGGTGACCACGCACAGCGGCACTGAGCCGGTGTACTCCAGGATGATGCGGAGGACATCCTGATAGCCAGGCCGGGGCCTCATCCTGCCAGTCTTGCGGTCCCTGCTTGCGGGGATGTCGTTATCGGAGCGCTCAGCGATGATGCTCCAACCCTGCTGGTCGGCGACATAGTCGCGGTCTTCGTTCAACCGGATCTCGACATTGGCACCTTCGCCGTCGCGGTCCTGCGAGATCCTGTCGTAGATGATGCAGTGCATCGCGCCGCCGAGCACGGTCATGACGCGGCCTTCCTGCGGGCGCGGGCTGGCTTGGCGGCGGGCGGGACCGGCCGCCCGTCGCCAGCGGCCGGGTCGACGTCGGCGAGCAGGCCGGCGACCCGGGTGAGGACGCCAACGTCCTCGACGTGGCGGCTCGGGAGCAGCCCGGCCAGGTGGTCACGGTCGTTCTGCGCGATGGCGGCCTCGCGCAGCTCGGCGGGGGTCATGCCGACCCCTTGAGCCGGCGCGCGATGAGGTCGTCGACGCTGGATTCGGTGATGCGGCGCGAGCGAGGGCCGATCAGCACCGACCTCAGCTCGCCACGGCGGATCAGGTCGTACAGAAGCACGCGGGAGACCTTCAGGCGCTCCCGGGCCTCCTCGACCCGTAGCAGTTGTTCCGGCATCTGGGGCACGCCCTCTCAAGCCGTACCCCAGATCCGAGCCGGACTCGGTGTGGGAGGCGAGAGGCAGAAGCCCGTAGCTCTGTAGTTGTCCAACAGTGTACGTTGTGGGTTATGGGCGAACAACAGCGTGCGCAGAAGTTCGAGGGGATCACCTTCCGCTGTAAGCCGTGCTCCCGTTCGCTCGGCCACCACGCGCCGGCCCTGGCGATCCTTGAGCGGGTCGAGGGCCCTCGGCGATGGGCGGTCCACCAAGTCGTCACCTGGGGGCGGGGGCCGAAGTTTCACAAGACTCGGCTCCACCCGGGCTCGGTTCGAATCCTCACGGACGTGTTGCGGCGGGATGGGCCGGTTTATAACGGTGGCGGGGTCGAGCTTGAGTGCCGGCGCTGCCCCAACAAGCCGCGCTGCTCGGCGCGCACCCTCTACACCCTCGCCGACCAGGCGACCGCCGAGGACGTGTTCGTCTAGACCTTCCAGCTGTCCTTCGGGATCTCGACCCGCTCGGGGTCGAGGCCGGCGCCTCGCCGGCTCGCCGGTCGGATGACCACGTAGCGCAGGACGGCCCGCACGATCTCTCGCCGCTCCTCGATGTCGGCCGCCTCCCAGGCGCGGTCGAGGTCGGCCCGCAGGCGCGGCAGCTTCGCCAGGACCGCCGTCGAGCCGTCCTCGTCCAGGCGCCGGTCGGCCTCGGCGATGCGCCGGTCCAGCTCGCCCTTGACCTCCAGGTACGCGCGGGGGTCCAGCGTGCGGGTGACGAACCGGTCCCGCGCCGCCTCCACGAGCGCCTGGCCGTCGGCCTCTCGCTGCTCGGCGACCGCGCGCAACTCCGCGGTGTCGAGCTGGCGGCGCACCCGCGCGAGCCGGGGTCCGGCGAGCCGGTCGAGCACCCGCTCGGCCACCAGCAGGTCGACCGGCTCGGCCACGATCGTCATCCGGCCGCAGCCCGGCTTGTCGCGGCCGGCGCGCTGGGATTGGCGGTCGCAGACGTAGCGGGTGCCGGCCGGGTGCCCGCGGGTCTCCAGGGCCGAGTCGCACAGCCCGCAGCGCACGATGCCGGACACCAGCCAGCGAAACGCCGGCCGGCCGGGCCGCGCGCGCCGGCCGAACAGTCGCTCCAGCCGCTCGAACTTCTGCCGGTCCAGGACCGCCGGCCAGACCGCCTCGGCAACGACCTCGCCCCGGTAGACCCGTCGGCCCGCAAGCCGCGGGTTGGTCATCAGGCTCTGGAGCTTGCCGCGATTCCAGGGTCCGCCCGTCGGCGCCGGGATGCCCGCCTCGTTCAGCCAGGCGACCACGGCGCCTTCGCTCTTGCCGGCGAGCAGCCGGTCGGCGATCTCGTTGACGACGGCGGCCTGGGCGTCGTTGACGGTGATCCGGTCGGCCTCGTAGCCGTAGGGCAACTGGTGGCCGCCCCGCCATGGCAGCCCCGCCTTGGCCTGCTGCTCGGCCTGCGCGCTCACCCGTAGCCCGATGGTCTGCGACTCCAGCCGGGCGAAGGTGACGAGCAGGTGCGCGATCGCCTCGCCCATCGGGGAGCTGGTGTCCAGCGGCTCGGTGACCGACGCGAGCACGCCGCCGTGGGCCTCGCAGACGGCCAGGGCCCGCTCGAAGTCGCCGTGGTCGCGGACGAAGCGGTCCAGCTTGAAGAACACAAGGCCCTTGTGGACGCCCTGCTCGATGTCGGCCAGGCCCCGCTCGAAATCGTCGCGCCGCGGCGCTCTCTTCTGCCCGGGGCGGCGATACGCGGGGTCAATGTCGGAGTAAAAGCGGACGGGGTTCCAGCCGCGCGCCTTGCAATATTCGACGGAGCGTTCATGCTGACGCTCAATGGCCAATTCGGTCAGCTCGGCGTCCTCGGTCCGGTCCTTGGCCAGCTTGGCGATGCTCAACCTGCCGTAGATGCCCACGTCCACTCGGGGCCTCCTCCCGGGTAGAGGGAAGTGGGCACAATCCTAGCATGAATCCGGCGGATGTTGACCGCCCAGTGCCGCCTGGTGATGTCGGGGATGACCACGTGCAGGCGGGAGCCGTCGGCCAGGGTGGCGTCCACGA